TCTACCGGGTCCAGATTCACAGGATATAAAGGAAGTAGTTAATTACTATAGTGTTCGTAAAGATGTAACGAAGAAAGCTGCTCTGAACTTTGCTACTCATAAATCCGATCCAGATGTAGCTGTTTTGATAAATAATATTAGAGATTTAAAACTATGACAACTAAGAAATTTATACCAACAGTAGGAAACAATAATACAGTAAAATTATTTAACGCAGCAACAGGGCAATTACATAGAATTATTAATGTAGAGGGCACTATTATATCACAGCCTGTTTGTTTAGATAATGAGATGTATGTTACAGTAAAGCGTGGTGATAGTACATCTATAAAGTATTATTCGTTACCTAACGGAAGCCTTAAAAAAACACAACCTCTTTAATAGACATTCTAACCTATTAAATTAAATATCTCTATGTTGAGGGAGTATAGTATCTTTGAGGAGCAGATAAGTCGTAAACCAAATAGATATCCATGGACGGAACAGTTCATTGAAGCCATGCATAATGGTTTTTGGACTGACAAGGAATTTAGTTTCAAGTCTGACGTGCAGCAATTTAAGGTTGATTTAACAGATCAAGAACGCGAAATTATAGTCCGTACACTATCAGCTATTGGTCAGATTGAAGTAGCAGTAAAAACGTTCTGGGCGAAGCTAGGTGAGAATTTACCGCATCCATCTCTGCAAGACCTAGGCTATGTTATGGCTAACGTTGAAGTTATTCATAATAGCGCATATGAACGTTTACTTAGTGTTCTAGATCTTGAAGATATCTTTGAAGAAAACTTAAAGCTTGAGTGGATACAAGGTCGCGTTAAATACCTTCGTAAGTATACTCATAAGTTTTATAAAGATTCGAAGAAGCAATATCTTTATGCATTGATATTGTTTACTCTCTTTGTTGAGAATGTTTCTCTGTTTTCGCAATTCTACGTTATTAACTGGTTCGCTAGATTTAAGAACGTTCTCAAAGATACCGACCAGCAGGTAAAATATACGCGTAATGAAGAGAATATTCACGCTCTCGTAGGTATACAAATTATTAACACTATTCGTGAAGAGCTTCCTGAATTATTTGATGATGAGCTTGAAGAGCGTATTGCGCATGAAGCAGAAGAGGCTTATAAATCAGAGGCTAAGATTGTTGATTGGATGGTTAACGGTATCAATGAACCGGGACTTTCTGCACCTATCCTTAAAGAGTTTATCAAGAATAGAATTAACGAATCACTTCAACAAATTAAATTCAAGCCAGTTTTCGAAGTAGATAAAAAGTTATTAGAGTCTACTATATGGTTCGAGGAAGAGCTACTCGGTAATAATATGGCGGATTTCTTCCATACAAGACCAACTGAGTACGCTAAGAAGAATCAATCATTTGACGAAGACGATCTTTTTTAATTTTATGCGAGAATATAAATGGCTTAACAAGGACTCAAGAAAGTTCCTCGAAAGAGGATATTTAGAAGAAGATGAAACACCAGAACAAAGAATTCAAAATATAGCTGATAGAGCACAGCATCTATTAGGGATTGATGGTTTTTCTGATAAGTTTCATGACTATATGGCGAGGGGGTTCTATTCTCTAGCGTCTCCTATTTGGTCAAACTTCGGCCGTAAGAGAGGTTTGCCTATCTCGTGTTTTGGTAGCTTTATTCCAGATGATATGGAACAGATTCTATACAAGATGGGTGAGATTGGAACTATGTCAAAAGTAGGGGGTGGTACTTCAGCTTACTTCGGTGCAGTGAGAGGTCGCGGAGCTCCTATATCGTCAGGGGGGAGTGCTACCGGAGTACATCATCAACTAACAGTATTTGATTCTCTTATTAACTATGTATCACAAGGCAACGTACGCAGAGGCTCATTTGCTGCTTATCTGCCTATTGACCATCCCGATATTGAAGAGTTTCTTAAGATTAGATCTGAGGGTAATTCGATTCAAGACCTCTCAATTGGTGTTTGTGTTTCAGATGAATGGATGAAATCAATGGTTGAGGGAGATAAAGATAAGCGCAAGCTTTGGGGAGCAGTAATTAAGAAGCGATTTGAGTCTGGTTATCCTTATATCTTCTTCTCTGATAACGCTAATAATCAAGCACCGCAGATGTATAAAGATAAAGGATTAAAGATTAATGCCTCAAATCTTTGTACCGAGATCTTCCTTTCTACGAGTGATGATGAGTCGTTTGTGTGTGATCTTTCATCACTTAATTTGGAAAAATGGGATGAGATTGCTGAAACAGATGCTGTAGAAACGCTCGTGTACTTTCTTGATGCTGTAATGTCTGAGTTTATTGAAAAGACGGACGGTGTTAAGTTTATGGAGGCTCCTCGTAAGTTTGCCGTTAATCAGCGTGCACTTGGTGTAGGTATTCTTGGATGGCATTCATTGCTTCAATCGAAAATGGTATCGTTTGAATCGATGGAGGCTAAGATGATGAATAATGAGATCTGGCTCTCCATTAGAGAGAAAGCAGATAAAGCAACATCTGAGTTAGCTTCAAAATTTGGTGAACCGCCGATGCTTGAAGGTTATAATAGAAGAAATTCTACTACACTAGCTGTAGCACCTACAACATCAAGTTCGTTTATTTTAGGCCAAGTTTCACCTTCTATCGAACCTCTTAATAGTAACTACTTTGTCAAGGATCTTGCTAAAGGTAAGTTTACTTATAAGAATCCTTATCTAGAGAAGCTTCTAAAAGAGAGAGGTAGAAACGATCAAGAGACGTGGAAGGATATTTTAACACACGGGGGATCGGTTCAGCATCTAGATTTTCTTACTAGAGAAGAAAAAGATGTGTTTAAGACGTTCGGTGAAATCTCTCAGAAAGAAATAGTCATTCAAGCTGCGCAGAGACAGAAGCACATCGATCAAGGACAATCTTTAAATCTAATGATACCGCCTACAGCTAAGCCAAAAGAAGTAAATGAGCTTCTTATCTTTGCATGGGAGCAAGGCGTTAAGTCTCTCTATTATCAACGCTCAGCTAATCCCTCGCAAGAACTAGCCAGATCTATTACAACCTGTTCAACCTGTGAAGCATAACTTTAATTTTATGAAATGGAAATATAAACTAACTGATGAAGAGAAAGAAGAAAGCTCACAACCGCCTCAGCAAATTTTTATTACACCGGGCGCTAGTGGAGGGTCTGGAGCAGGTAATGTTCGTGTAGTTGAAAATACTATTTTCTTTTATGCAGATGTAACAGAACAAAGTGCTCTAGATTTAAATCAAGCTCTTTATGAGGTTGATGCTAAGTTGAAAAATACATCTAACTTCCTCGGGCCTAATTTTACACCGCATATTAAGCTCCGTATTAACTCTTACGGTGGATCACTATTTGCAGGTCTAGCTATTCTAGACACAATTAGAAATCTTAAGTCAGATGTTCATACTTACATCGATGGATCTGCTGCATCTGCTGCTACTATTATCTCTATTGCAGGAACGAAAAGATTCATTGGTAAAAACTCTATGATGCTTATTCATCAACTCTCTACCGGTACATATGGTAAGTATTCAGAGCTAGAAGACGATATGGAGAACAATAAGAGATTGATGAAGATGATCAAAGATATATACAAGCAATACACAAAGGTACCAATGAAGAATATCGACGAGATTCTTAAGCACGACTTATGGTTTGACTCTGCAAAGTGTTTAGAGTTTGGATTAGTAGATCAGGTATTATGATTATCTGACTGGAGGATTAGTATTAACACCACCACCAGTATCATTTCCATTATTTTGAGGATGAACGTGATCTCTAAATGATAATCCGCTGCCTCCACCCTCACCGCTAAAGGCGTTAATATCTCCTGCAGTAGCTACATTGGTTTCAGCAAACACATGAGCGTCGGTAGTTATAGGACCCATAACATGCAATTTACCGTGAACGAGAACATCACCATAAACGGTTAGATCTCCACCTATCTCAGTATTGGCACCTATGATAACGTTTTGCTGTACGTGTACGTTGCCTGTAAATTGAGATTCTGGAGATTGCACGTTAAAGTTATTGGTCGTTGCAATTAGAGCAGCTGAGTTCATAAATGTAGTCCCTGTGGATACTAGATTAACTTGAGCTCCTCCTAACCAAGATAGACCAGTACCGGTAAGCTTAATGGATCCTGCACCTTCAACATTAAAGCCGCCGGCACCTGCTTTAACCATGACTCTATTTGCTCCTGCTAGATTTAGAGTACCAAACGGTATATTTGAAAAGGTATCCTTTTCTTGATAGCTTGGCGCTGAAGTGTACTCCGGAACAGCTCTTTTACCTTTATCTTGCGATCCATCAATTTTGTAACCTTTTACGATCTTCGCACCTACAGGGTTTATATATCCAGAATCTATAGCAATTGCTTTGGTACCAGCACTAAACGTAACGTCTTTACCTGCAGCTAAAACTAGATCTCCCCCCTCACCCATTTTTTGCTCTAATTTGAGCATTTCTGACGCCTTACTTTTAACAAAAGCGTCATAGTTTTCTCTTGCAGGATTAGGTGGAAAACTTTTACCTTCCGTAGATCCACTTTCAGGATCTACGCTACCTTTCATCTCAAAGGTAGCGCCTGAGTTATTAGTCTTACCACCTTGTTGTGTATAGGGTGAACATTGAGCTGCAGCTAACTCACCTCTAATCTTCACATAATCTGATATTGTTGTATCATCTTTATCAAATAATCTCGGCGTACCTGTTGATATGGTTAGCGTACCGCCTGTTGTCAGATAGTGGTCTCTTTTAGTATAAGTACTTCTATGACCTTGAGTATCGCTAAAGCTATTACCGTTAGTCTTAATTTGTAGATTGTTAGGGTTAAACCAAGATGCTGCTTGACCAGAAAAGGTAATATCATTACCGTGTGATGAGGTCATAGACATTGTCTCCTGGCCAAATGTATTATTATATACTACAGAACCTGCTGTATGTACATCACCTGCTGAACTTCTATATATATTTGCTGCCATAGTTTTTATACTTTACCATTCTTGTCCTTTTGATTTTCTATGCTCACCTAACTTCTTTTGAAAGTCTCTTTGATCAGCATCCATAGTCATATTAGCTGAAATACTACTTCCTGCCTTAACGTCAGGCATTCCAAAGTATCCCTTCATATAGCCAGGATGATTTTTTAATGAATCAGGAAGATCGTATGGGTCGTAATTTACCGTTTTATCACCTCCAAAAACGCCAGAGGTAGATATGTTATAACCTTTTTGTGTAGTGGTATTTGGTGTCGCTTCTCCAACATTTGCAGTAGTGTCTTTTGTAGTTCCACCACTACCTGCTGTTCCAGGGCCCGTACCAGGCTTACCTCCATAATTTTGACCAGTTCCGGGAGCGTTTCCATATACTCCACCTCTCGTATAGAACGATTCCTGCTCGTCAGGAGTAGGCAGCTTTCCAAATACTATAGGGAAAGATCTATAACCTTTTATAAAACCAACTATTACTCTAGAATTAACTTCAGGAATGCCATAACTCCCTAGGCCAGTATTCCAAGGATAGTTAGGAAAATAATTATTACCGTATGGATTATTAATAGGAGTTAAATGTTCTTTAGGTCCTTTGGTAAACGAATCCCCTACCTTCATTAAAGTAAACTGCTTTGATGCTACCTTTCTTGTAGCGTCAGTTGTATTGTTTGAAGCATTGTAAATTCCTTGAGAACTCTCACCTGTAATAGGCTGCATAACATATGCTAAAACTTCACCGCTTTTAGCAGTTTCGATATCTAACGAGCCATCGACGTTTGAAGAAGGCACAGCTTTATAACTTTCATCAAAGCGCGAAGGTGTAACGCCGTTTATCTTAACCAAAACCTGGCCTATTATACGAGTACCTTCTCTAGTGACTGCATTTTTATAGCCAGTACTATCAACTACAATACCCGTATAGAATCCATTGAGATTATTCATAATTAAAAGAGATTTGCCGCTCCTATTTGAGCTGTTGCTTTATCTATTTGACCTGCGGTTTTCCCAACCCACTTATCTATTTGTTCGCCTGGAAGTGCTAGCTTTTCGGTAAAGTTCTCCAAGTAGTCATCTATGTTTAGATTTAGACCTCCACCGAGTCTATTACTTATTTGTGAAGTAAGATCACCTAGTAACTTACCCGCTATACAGTTAACAAGCTCGGCAGCTGCAAATTTACAATTTTCTTCATTTTCTAACCAATCCTTTACATCTTGAACTTCTTTTTTAAGATAGTCAAATAATCCTTTAACTTGATTTATGACACTTAAAATTTGAGCCTGTAAATTGAGAACCTGATTAATTAAGCTAGTTACAGCGCCGGTTATTTGTCCTATAACCTGATCTACGACTCCCATTAAGACGCCTGATAGGCCTGAAATAAGCCCTGCAACGCTTCCTGCTACTGATGCTCCTATAGCTCCTAACGTAGCAGGTATAGCAGTCAATATAGAAGGTAAGCACGCTATAATTTTAAATGCGGTACTTACCTGCGATACTTTATCCTTTACAGTAGATATCAGACCTTCTGCGCTACCTAATAAACTCATACTCTTATATTTATCTCTTGAATTACCTATGGAACTACTATATAATAACTTTATGTTAGTATCGCACGAAACTCCAATTAGCTTCTTAGATCAATCTAGAGCGTATAATGATTTTGACTATGCCTTAGTTCATCTTTTTGAAACACACCCTGAATATTACTCCTTCTTTAAGAGTAGCTTACTTCTAGGTCGCGAGGTTCTTCTTGATAATTCTATTTTTGAACTTAAAGAGTCGTTCGATCCAGATAGGTATGCAAAATATATTGAAGAGCTAAAGCCTACTTACTTTATTGTACCAGATGTTTTAGAAGATGCAGCCGCAACAGTTAATTCATATCTTAGTTTTAGAGAAAAATATTCACATCTACCAGGTATGTGGATTGGTGCTGTGCAAGGTAAGAATTATGATCAAATCGTAGAGTGTTATAGAGTCATGTCTGGATTTGCAGACTATATTGCTATTTCGTTTGACTTTTCCTGGTATCAGGAAATTGGCTTATCGCAGAGTGCAGATCCTAATCTAAGAAAGCTTGAGCGTATGTGTGATGGTAGGCAGAAGCTTATTCAAATGCTTATTAAGGATGGTATTTGGAATCATAAGAAGCCTCACCACTTGCTTGGATGTTCCTTAGCTAAGGAATTCGCAGCTTATAAAGACATTCCAAGTATTAGATCTTGCGATACTTCTAACCCTGTTGTTGCAGGCATTGTAGGTAAAACGTATATTAAGGATGTAGGTCTTAGAGAAAAGCCAAGTGTTCTTCTAGCTGATCTTATTGATCAACAACTCGATAGCCGACAGCAGCATGATATTTGGTATAACGTTAATGAATTTAAAGCTATCGTTGGACGATGAAGTGGGCTGCATTGTTTTCACAAACAGGTTCGGAAATTTGTAACCTATCAGAAAAGCTAGGTCATTATCCTGATCTAGTAATTTCTGACAATACTAATGAAGCAAATAAAGTTGATCCAAGAATTGAGCTTAACTGCAAAAAACTTCTTTGGAGAAAATATAAAGGATTAACGAAAGAAGAAAAGCTCGATTATTATAGAAAATATCTTCAAGGGTATGATATTATAACGCTCCACGGCTGGCTTAACATTGTACCTGCAGATATATGTAATGAATTTAATATATACAACGGTCACCCTGGTCTTATTAATTACTTTCCAGAGTTAAAAGGTAAGGATCCGCAGGTACGAGCTTGGGATAATATTAGCAATTATCAATTTGTAGGTAGTGTTATTCATAAAGTTACACCAGGAGTAGATGAAGGTCCTATTATTTGTTATAGTAAGGTAAGTTCAAATTGTTGTATTGGTTTAGATTCTACTTTCGGTAGGTTAAAACAAACATCGCTTGATTCTTGGGTTGATTTCTTTAACAATAAACGATATAATATTATATGCTAATTAGCTTTTCGGGAGCACAAAGTACGGGAAAAAGTACATTACTAAAGATGTGGCAGGAAGCTATACCTGAGTGGGATTATATTCCTGAAGTTACTAGATTGGTTAAACGTGAATATGATTTACCAATTAATGAAGATGGTAATGATCTAACACAAACTATGATAATGGGCGAGCATTTACGTAATGCTTTTGTAAAGAGAGAGAAGCATGCAATTTTAGATAGATGCTCTCTTGATGGGCTTGTATATACGCACTGGCTTTGTGATAATAAAAAGGTATCAATGGGAGCATATTCTCATGCTAGGTATGTTTTTGATAGTACAATTGAAAAATATGATCTTATCATTTATACATCACCAGAAGATGTGCCTGTAGTAGATGATGGTGAGAGAAGCATTAATGTAAAATTTAGAGAAGAAATTATTGAATTGTTTGAACAATATCTAACTACTATACCTGTACGAAAACTTCTCAGGGTTAGAGGTGATGTAAGACAGCGTATTGATCAGATTGGTATCGCTTTTGAGCATCTAGGTATGGGCAATTATACACCTAGAATCTTTAAATAATAAACTTGCAGATCTAACAATAGAATATAAAATAAATTATGGCATCAAAAAAGAAACTAGATAATTCAAATATTAGCAAACACCTCGGTCAGACGTCTCAATATAAATCGACTTACGATCCATCTCTTTTGGTTCGTGAGCCAAGACAATCAAATAGAACGCATCTCGATATTCAAGATGATAACCCTCCTTTTGTAGGCAATGATACATGGAATGCATATGAAGTATCAGGCCTAACAGATTATGGTATGCCGGTAACTGGTATTGCTAAGATCGTATATCCTTGCTCTAACAAATATATTGTTGAGTCAAAGTCAATTAAGCTCTATTTTAATTCGTTTAATATGACTAAGCTAGGACCTGATGCTCAGACTGTTCGCGAAGCTATTTCAGAGCGCGCTGCTGAAGATCTATCTAAGCTACTTGAGACTAATGTTCTAGTAAAAGTATTTAGTAATGATGTTATTCTGGCTAATGTTAGCGATGCATATAAAGAATGGGGACATGATATTGCAAAGCATAAAAACAAATCTTTTATTACTCTAGAAGAGGTATATCCTGTTGACGGTGTTGAGTTTAGTGTTTATAATGAAACTCCTGAACTTCTCGAGATCTTAGATTCAGAAGTTGAAGAGGTATATTATCATAGTGCTTTACTTAAGTCAAACTGCCGCGTCACTTCACAACCTGACTGGGGTGATGTATATATCTACATGAGCGGAGAGAAGACGGTAGATCCTATCTCTCTTCTTAAGTATATTGTTTCATTTAGAGATGAGTGTCACTTCCATGAGGAGATTTGTGAAACTATCTATAAGCGACTGTATGATCTGGTTAAGCCAGATAAACTATGTGTAAGATGTTTGTATGCTCGAAGAGGCGGTATTGATATTAATCCGGAGCGCGCTTCCAGTAAAGAATTGCTACATAATACTCTTAGTGATCCGGATATTCCGTTTGCTAAGACACCGAAGCAATAATCTTTATTGCCATAACAAAATGAACCGCTATCGAAAGATAGCGGTTTTTTTATTTGTAGAATAAATAATAGTATGCCAGTTCCATCTACAAATAACGGTTCTACTTATTACAATATCAATCAATGCAGATCTTTTAATCAAATTGCTGGAACCTCTTTAACTAAGTTATCTTCTCAGCCATGTTCTGAGATAGAGCTCTATAATAGAACTGGTGGACTATTAAGTGCTTATGATAATGGATTTAGCCAAGAGCCCTTTGCAATGCTTCTTAATAATAATGAGAGCATAGTTTTAAGAGGCCTTACTAATTCTGATCAAGTATCAGCAAAGGCTGCAGGAGCAGGTCCGATATTTTATAGAACGCAGTTCTTTAGTAGTAACCCGCTTAGATCGTAAAACTAGTAGTAATATACCTTCATTGGTATAAATATACACGATGAGACTGTTTAGCGAAAAGGTAGTACCTACCTTTACTAGCTCAAACCTAAACATCCTAACAGTTGAAGATTTTCAAGAGATCTTTTTCGATGTTTTTGAGTTTGAGATAAACGGGAAAAAATTTATAGCAGAAAAAGTATCCAAGTATAAGGGATTACCTGTCGTAGATGTTCCGCTAGTATTGGAGGGTAAGGAGTTTACTGCACAATTTGTATTGCAGCGTGGTAAATTTGAAGTACTCTTTAACAGAGATAATTCTACTTTTGTTGGTGAGGTTGTTGAGGAGAGAGTAGAATCAGTGATAGAGTATACTGATAGAGAGACAGAAGTAGAAGAGATTATTTTTGAGAAGAAAGAAGATATACTTACAGAAATTGCTCAAGCTAGACAGTCGGCAGAGAGATATATTGAGAAGCTAAGACAGCAAAAAATTAATGAAGCAGCTCAGTATTTTGACGAAAAGAAAAAAGCTCTTGATGCTGAGATTGATGAGTCTAAAAAAAGTCTATTAGATGAGTTTCTTTCGCTTGTGGAGAGTGTTAAAGGAGAGTTCTTTGAGTTTAATGAAAAGGAAAAGGATAAACTTTCAACCTTTATTGAAGAATCTATTTGCGAGCTATCAGACCAGTTAGTTGGATCTATAGAAGAAAAGCAAGATATTGCTGAGAGGAGATTTAACGAGCAGTTAAACGAATTAGCTACAAATATTCTCTCTGGCGTTCTACTTAAAGAGATTAGCTCTAATAACGATAAGTGCGTTAAAGATATTAATGAGCGCTTTGCGTTTATAACTAGCAATCTCAAAACATTATTAAGATCTGAAAGAGATCAAATAGATGAGAATGTAAATAATAAGCTTACTGAATTTAACGATGCTATCGTTAGTCTAGAAAAGACTAATATAGAGTTAAATGATCTAATCAACAAGGGAGACAATAGGGCTCTTAGCAGGATCGGTAATGTAAAGACACAATTAGAAGAAGTAATACAAAATACAAAGTCAGAAATTGTAGAGTCTGTTAAACTCTCTGACAATCAGGTAGTAGAAGACTTAATAGATAGGATTAATATTGCCGAATCTAATGTTACTGATTTTTGTAATGCTAAAATAGAAACAGCAGAAGATAAAATTAAGACATTCTATGATGAGAAGATAGCTCTAGTAGAGGAAAAAGTAGTAGATCTTACAGCGGAAAATAAGCAATACTTTGTTAATCTTATTAACGAGTCTAAGCTATCTCTCTTAAATGAAATCTCTAATATAAAGGTTGATGTTCCAAACATTGTTATAGAAAAATCTAATGGTAAGCAGGAAGTAGATCTAAAAGGTATTAAGTCTGAGCTAGAAAAGATTATAGGTACAAGATTTTCAAATGAGCTACAATCATTAAAGAGATTAATAGAGATGTCTTCTGGTGGTGGTTCCGTTGCAAAGCAATTTGCAGCTGGAGGTACTATGGAGGGAGATCTTACAGTAACAGGTAAATTAACAGTTGATACAAATACATTGTTTGTTGATAGTGTTAATAATAGGGTTGGTATTGGTACGACAACACCTACAGTCCCCCTTCAGATATCAACTATCGTCAATGGAGCTTCTCTAAGATTGGGGCAAGATTCAGCAGTAGGTAGATTAGAATTTGGCAATATCAATGTAGCTATAAATAGAACATCTAATCAATTAGCATTACAGGGGTTCGACGGTTTTACATTCGGTACTCAAAATGGTGAGATGATGAGACTATCTTCATCAGGCAGGGTTGGTATTGGTACGACAACACCTTATTCTAAATTACACATTGCTGGATCACCTGCTCTAGTTAATACCACTATGGAAGATATACTTTATCTTCAACGACCTTATAATGCTGGAATTTCTTTTGGCCAAAGAGCTGTTTTAAAATTGGGTAGATATACCACAGAAAGTAAATCTGCTACTAGGTTAGATATAGGTTTAAGAGAACAATCAGACGACGCGACAATAAGTACTGCTCCTGAAGTCACTGTTATGACTTTGAGAGCAGATCGTAAAGTAGGTATCAATACAACAACTCCAAACGAATCATTAACAGTAGTTGGAAACATTAGCGCTAGTGGCAATGTAACTGCAAGCAATTTAGTATATACAACTGGCGTTCAAACAATTGATGGTAATAAAACTTTTTTACAAAATATAGTAGGTAATGATGTAAACAATAGACTACCTAATCAACAGTTAAATAGTACTGATGCTATTTTAACATGGCAGTTAATAGAAAATAAATTAGATTGGAATTACTTACCATTTGTACAAACCCAATCTTTATTATCTGGTTCAGGTTCTAATTCAACAAGTGAAGGGTTTATTTCACAAGATACAGGAGCTAGTGCAGGAACAAACTATGCCTTTGTAAGACAGTCAGGACCATTTAATAGATCACCATTATCTTGGATAGGAAGTACTAGTACAGATTTATCACTTTATATACCATTTGCCTCTAAAAGAACTAAAATAAAAGCTAATTTAAATATTGTAAACTTAAATAGTAATGCTTTTATATGGTTTGGGATATGGGAAAAAACAGCTGTACCATTAACTGTTTTAGATAATAGAGGGTTTGGGGCTAAGATTACTCCAACATCTATTGTTGCTGAAGTACATGATGGTACTACACTCACAACTGGAGCTAGTAGTGTATTTACTGATACAGGCTCATTTGATCTTGAAGTAGATTATTATCAAAGATTTTGTACAGTAAGAAAAAACGGAACCATAGTAGCAACAGTGGGTGGTGGTTATAACATTAATAATACAGCAAGTTTAATTTTTTATGCTTATGCAGTTAATGGAACGACTGATAGATCTAGAGTAGAATATAAAAATTTAAGATATAAAATAACAGATTCATGAATATAACATCTAAAACAGAAACTGAGCTTAACATTATTAATATAGAAGAGAAAGCAAAAATAGCTTTAAATGCAATATCTGCTTCTGTAGTTGCATTAAATAATGCTTACAATGCTGTATGGTTACTACCTGACGACCAGCTTAAAAATTTATTACAATATCTATATGATAATAATAAATTACAATCACTATTACAAAACCATAACTTTGCTGCTAACTCTTTAAATGAAATATTAGTTAGAGGTGAGAAGATTGGGGTGACTGCTTTTAATACAATTGGTAGAGATTTTACTATAAGTGAAAGTGGCGAAGTTAATCTTGTAATCCAAGAACAAGCAGTAGCTGAAGAAATTATTGAAGAATAGTATACAAGATTACTAATAAAAAAGAGCCGATCTTTCGATCGGCTCTCTTAGTTTATGAAGAAGAAGTATTAACGATAACCTAGATATACTTCCTTTTGAATCTGTGGAAACGATGTATCAAATCCGTTTGCTGTAAGAGTCTGTTGTGTAGCTCCTGTAACAACTGTGAATAGTGATGATGACTCATCTGTAAAAATAACAGCCATTGTCTGGCCGTTGTATGCTCTATCAACTCTAAATGTTGTACCGGCAAATGCTGAAAGAGTAGCAAACGAACCGGTACCAGAAGCTGGTGATACTGCTGATGAAAGAAGAGTATTGAAAGCTACTCCACGGACTGCTTTTGAGGCTGTTGTACCGGTGGTGAGAAGTTCGACTGTCTTAAATTGACCTGTGCTGGAAAGAGACCAGCTCAAATTTAATGGACCTAGACCAAATGATGAGAGAACCTGATTGTTGAAACTAATGACTGGCATATTATTATTTATTCATCTCCATGCTTTTTTATATAAAAAATGGCGGGGTCTTCGGCCCCCGCCATTTAAAGTTTAGTTGTACCTAACGCAACTATCTATCAAAAATAGACATTTTGAGCTGCTGGCGAGAACGCGGTACCTAATCCCTGAACAATAACAACGTGGTAGTAGAGGTTAGCACCGAAGATGTTATCAACGACACCATAACGTGTAAGCAAGCCTACACGTGGTGCGAAGTCGTTCGGACCAATTGTTCTCTGTACCATGATAGGAATGTAAGGGCAGTAGATGATACCTGTGTCGTAGAACTCTGAACCCTTGTAACCAAGGAGAGCGTACTCAATACCAGATGTTTGGCCAGAATAGTTCTGATTACCATAAACGCCGGTATTTTGTACTTCAGTACGAGTATCACGGTATACCGAGAATCTTCCACCAACGGAGCCTACCTTAGCAACACCAACTGGTTGTGTTGAGACGTCGCCTTGTACAGGTACCCACTGGAATTCAGGGAGCAT